ATGAACCTCGATCTTGGCATCCTCTGGATCGAGGATTCGTTCAGCCCGGAAGAAGAATCTAGCCTTAGGCGTCGCATCTACGAGGCAGGTTTCGTCGCGCGGATCCACGTCATCCCTAATAGCAGCGACATCGATGAACTGGCACGACTCCACAACCTGTACCATCGCTTCGACCTAATTCTTCTCGATTATCGCCTCAAAAACGAGAACGGGGACGAGCTCGCTCCGACTGTTAGAGCACTGTTTCCCTCGGTCACCATACTCTTCTATTCTGGCAGCGTAGAGGAGGCTGAACTGCGGAAGTTGATCGCAGCGAAAGAGGTTGAAGGCGTTTACTGCAGTCACCGAAATCGTTTCATCGAACGGACCGGCACGCTAATCGATCAAACTGCGCGAGCCCTTGACCGGTTGTCCGGCATGCGGGGACTTGCAATGAAGGTCGTTGCGGAATGCGACGACCTGATGAAAAACGCAGTCTTAAGGATGACGCTACGCGAGCCGAAATGCGCGGCCAAGGTGGCAGAGATGGACGACGACGTCTTCACATTCTTGAGCGAGATGAAAGGGAAGTATGAGGCCGCCGTACCATCAGGCATGCAGGAACGCTTCGATACCCGCGCAATTGACAGCACAAAGCTCTTCAAGCACTTCCGTCGCCTGACCCAGATAGTCACCTCGAACCCGGCATCGTTCGGGCTGGAAGAGGATCAGGTGGACCGACTTCGCGAACTCAGGAACATGAATGCCAAATACGACAAGATGGTCTTGAAGAAGCGGAATATCCTTGGGCACGTCACCGAGGTCCAAGGCAAAGATGGATGGGTTCTACAAGGTAGCGACGAGATCAGCGTCGGCGATTTCGCGGAAATCAGGCGAGGATTTGCGACGCACATCGACGCTATCCGGGAAATGAGCGATCTGGTTCTGCTGCTGGACCGCAAGTAGGCCGATCAACGTCTCTCCCAGTGCCTCAGCGAGCAGCGGCGGCACTGCGTTTCCCACCTGAGTATAGCGGGGGCACGCATCCTTCCGGCGAGATCCGCCCGTCGTATACGGCCCACGGAACGAGAACCAGTCCGGAAACGACTGCAGCCGTGCGTGTTCACGAACGGTCATGGAGCGAGGCTCCGAATAATGTATCAGATCGTCGGGCAAGGTGCTGATCGTCGGAGCGATGTCGTTCGGATCCAGTGCAGTGGTGCTCCGTTTCTTGATACCAAGGCGCGCCCGATCCTGCGGTCGCAGGCATACGCCGCGCTCGCAGTTGTCGAGGATCTCCTGCATACGCCGAACGGTTGCTGCCCCGTGGCGCGGCAAACGCAGATCTTCCGGCTGACCTCGGCTGCCTAGCCGCATGAGCGACTGGTACGGTGTCTTCGCCTTCGCCGCTCTGCTCAGGGCAAAAAAGCCCTTGCTTCCCCATTCCTTGTCTGCTCGTAGGTCTGAGAGACCCTCAAGATCCGACAATGCCGCTTTGCTGTCGGTGGTTCCTGGCCCGAGACCGCGTTCGTGGAGGAACGCCCGGCGGGCAACCTTCAGCCTCTGGATTGGGTCAATGCCAGGAAGCGTACCCTTCAAGGCTGCAATGAGAACAAAACGCGGCCGACGCTGAGGCACCCCCCAGTCAGAAGACCTGACGACGTCGGTCCAGCAGTCGTATCCTAGACGAACCAACTCACGGACTGCGTAGTCGCGGTAGGTGCCACCAGCGCGGTGCTTCATCGACTGAAACCCGACTACGTTTTCAAGCAAAACCAAACGCGGCCGCAGAAGGTGTACGTAATCCAAGTAGACGTCTACCATCTGGCTCCGTGGATCGTCAGGACGCCGGAGGCCGTTCATGCTGAAGCCCTGGCATGGAGGACCTCCTGCGACGAGATCCACAGATCCTTTGAGTTCGGCAAGTTTGTCGCGATGGCAACGGAGTAGCTCCTCGGCCTTCCAAGGCTGCTTTTCAAGCCACGAAGGCCACAGATGCCTGTCGCCTTTACGATCGAGGAGGTTGAGTTTATACGTCGAGAAGGGATCCGCATGAGCTTCCACGCCTAACAGCGTAGAAAACCCTGCAGCTCCGAGGCCGAGCGACAGCCCGCCGCATCCGGCGAAAAGATCAACGCAGGTTGGACTCATTCTTCCAGCATCTCATACTAGCACTAGAGTGTCCAGGACAAAGCTCGCCTGAACCTGTACGAAGCCAGTGACTTAAGTAGCAGGTCAATGGTTTCTCACTGGTTAATATGAGATCCCGTAGGCGGCTGTTGTTCAAGGTTGCCATGGATGACTTATGACATGGCAACCGTAACCGATTCTGGCGCGCAGGAGATATTACACTATGCCGGTGGCTTCCGCATTCGGCTGCAGGCAATGATGAACGCTACGACTGACATGAAAGCGCGAAGCCGCCATTCAGTCGCAACGCCATAGGCGACGCATCCCAATCAGCCACTACCGCGCCGCCTTGGTCATCACCCACTCATTCGTCCCGACATTCCCGCAATTGCGACACCTCAGCTTCAACCGGATCTCCTCAAGCTGCTTCGTGGAGCCAAACCGGCGTTCCAGCGCCCGGCGGTCAACACCGCCGCTCCTCCCGCACCTGCTGCAGACCGCCCGCAACACATACCATTCCGGCACAGTCTCAAAGGTCGCCGGCCTGTCAAAGACAATACGGCTGTAATCGTCAGGCCGAAGATTGATCCCGCGCCGGTGCTTCATGTTCTTCTTTTGTTCTAATATCGATGAATCGTCAATCGGCGCACATCAAATCAGCGGCAGGTTTGCAATCGACGGGTGCCTGCCGTCCATAATGATCACCTCCCCCACCTCTTTGCCGGCGCCACCACGGATCGTGTAGGTGAGCGCCGCTTGCGCCATCGGATAGCGGCCAAAGATCTCCCGAACCTCCGGCGTGTCGTTCAAGGAAATCATGAAGCGGCCTTTGACCGAGGCTAGGCGCTCGGCCATCTCGGCAAAGTCATCCCGGCTGAAGACGTTCTTCCCATAGTCGTTCTCGCAGCCGTAATAGGGCGGATCGAGATAGAACATGGTGCCGGGGCGATCATAGCGGTCGATGAACTTGCGCCAGTCCAGGCATTCGATGACGACGCCGGAAAGCCGTTCGTGAACTTCCTCGAGGATCGGTGCCAGGCGCGTGAGGTTGAAGCGGGCGCCGCCCGTGGTATCGACGCCAAAGGTGCGGCCGGTGATCTTTCCGCCGAAGGCAAGCTTCTGCAGATAGAGAAACCGCGAAGCCCGTTCCAGATCGGTGAGCGTGCTCGGATCAAGCGACGCCAGGCGCTCGAACTCCCGGCGTGATGTGATTTGGAATTTGAGCACATCCATGAGCTGGGGATAGTGCCGCTGCAGGATGCGAAACAGCGTGGTGACATCACCGGACACGTCGTTGATGACTTCGGCACGCGGCACAAGCCGACGACGGAAGAACACGCCGCCCATGCCGGTGAAGGGTTCAGCATAGAGATCGTGGGGGATTTGTTCGAGCATCGAGGCGATCCGCGCCGCGAGTTGCTTCTTGCCACCGAGATAGGCAGCAGGAGGAGAGACGGGACGAACCTCGGAAAAGTGAAAGCTATCTTGCATTGTGTACGACCATATTTTCTGACAAACCGCCCCGGCCTGCGCAGGCAGCGGGTGCGGCAATGATCGTTCGCGATTGTCGAGCGGGGTACGACGCCAATCAGAACCCGCTGTTGCAGCCATGACGGCTGCGACCACCCGTGCCCGGGCGGCAGACCTTAGCCGGAAAGGAAAACCCCTTCCGGCCACCGATGTGTCAAAGTGATAGGATCGTTGACCCGACAAGAAGACATCGATAGGTTGTTAACCTCCAACGAGGTCGGATCATGCAGAGTTTATCCAACCTACTTACTGCCTTGGCCTCCTTGGCGTGGCCGGCAGTAGCATTCTACGCCTTCTATGTGCTCCAAGACGACATCAAAAAGCTCATTGGTCGATTGCGCAAGGGCAAACTTTTGGGCCAGGAAATAGAACTGGCCGAGGAGATTGCACAGCTTGAGAGTACAGTCGAGACGGTGGTTGAGACAGTACCAAATGCAGCGCAACAAGAGACAAATAGTAAGTCGTCATCTTATCGAGAGCGGATATTTGCGGAGGCCAAGCACTCACCACTTGGAGCATTCCTTCGAGCATCAAGCGATCTTGAGCTGATGGTCAATCAGGTTATGGCAAGAACCGGGTGGCATGAAGGGAGGCGAAAGTTTTCCGTTCGCGAAGGGTTCTCCCGAATGCCGCAAGATTGGACTAGCCGCGATCTCCTCAAGACAGTCGAGCAGTTCTCCCACCTTCGGAACAGAATTATTCACGAAAGCAGGCTAGTTTCGGAAGAAGACGTAAGACGGGCGATAGATATCGCACTTTCTCTAATTGAGGCATTGAGCAGCTACCCCATAGAGGAAAACAGGGTGAATGACCTTGTTGAGGTTTATGCAGACGCGGAAGGCAAAGTGCCATTGCAGGACGGGATCAGGGGGGTGCGGCTAGAGACCCGCAGTGAAGGTCGCCCTCTGGAACATAGAATCTTCCCTACCACCCTAAACTGGTACGAACGAGGCCAGCTTGTCTCATGGGAATGGAACATGGGCTTGATGGTGCCTAAAGCGTTCTACCGCGATCCCTCGGACGGCAAGCTTAAACAGGCTTGGGTTTCATCTTGCGAGTTTGTTGGACGCCCGCTTCAAGATCTCAACTAATTGGCACGCTTCTAGTATTCCAGCACACGTCGGGCTGTTAGTGGTAAGGCGATCCCTGCACCTCTTGATGATGATCTGCCTTTAGAATACTGGGTCAGTACCGTTGATTTATGGAAGCAAAGCCATAGACGCTGCCTCACCCGCAGCCAATATAAGCTCAGCCAATGAGGCAGCAGCACCAACACCCTTAGCAATCAATTGAGTTGCCATCATCTCCATACATTTTGTTGATGGCGCGTGTGCGCCAGTTTTACGCATCATCGCGCCGTTGCGCCCTCCGTAGCTCCCGCTCCAGCCGCATTTCTTCACGAACCCGCCCGAGTTCAATACCAACGATTTCATGAGCCCGCGCCAGGCGCTCACCGATCTCGGCCACGCGGTGCATTTCGGCGGTGTGATCCTCAAGGACGGCGGTTGCCCGGTTAAGTGCGGTCGGATCAACAATCACGGCCGCTACTTGGGCGGCGGCTGGCGAGGTTGCTGGCGAGGCCCGCGAACCGGCCAGAAGGCCAAGGTGGCGAACAGCGAAGATAATGGCGATCGTTGCGCCGAATGTCATGAGAGCAAGTGGCGGCAGATTAGCCAGTTGTTCCATTGCGAATTTCCCCTTGATCGCGGGCTGCGCGATGAATGTTGATCAGCTCGCCAAGGGCAAACAGCGGGTAGACGGCAAGCCAGGTGCTGGCGACATCGGAAGAGGCAAAGCCATAGGAAATGCCCGACCAGATGACGCAACCGATGGCGGCCGAGAGTTGCCGGATCTGCGGTGTCACCCGTTCGCGCGCACCATTGATGACAAGGCCAATGATGCGCAGGCAACCGATGAGCAGCATCGACCAGCCGAGGCAGTCTTCAGACGGCACAAGATCCCGGAAGGACCAGAACTGCGGCTGGTTGAATGTCTCGGCCGGCAGCAGCAGCACCCAGCCGAACATGATCATGTGGCCGGCCATCATCCATTCCATCATGCGCGGCCCAAAGCGGTGGCGAATACGTATCCAGATGCCGGGGCCGAGATAGCCTTGGCTCATGGCCTCCCCTCCCCATGGGCAGCACATTCTGGCTTTGACCAGACGTCAGCGGCACAGAGACCAACGACGGTGCGGTCGATCTTGCGTTGATCGGCAGGCGTTGCCCCACGCGCGCCGATGAGATCAGTTCCGACCACACGCCTGAGCCCCGCGACACTTGCCGGCGCCGTAGTCCCACAGGCCGACAGGGCAAGCGTCGAAACGAGCGCGAGCATCATCGGCATTGTTACCTGCTGCATTGTCCTGCCTTTCGATGGAGATGCGCGCGTCATTACCGGCCTGTTTCCAGAACCAGATCCCGAAGGCGCCAACTATTGAGAGAGCCGCAAACACGGCAATGATTTTGACGGTCGCCCGCATGTCACACCTCGACTGTTTTGCCGCGCCATGTGTTGAAGCGGCGGGCGATCACATCGCGGTTGCGATAGGCCACATAGGCAAGGGCGATGACGACCGAACCAGCTGCAATCCATCCCCACGGCAGACCTGCCGCCCATGCCGCAGCTGCCGTCCCTGCCCCGCTGCTGCCGGCTTTCGTCAGCGCCTCGCGGGCGGCCGAACCATCGCGCCGCAGCTGCGCCAACGTGGCCGGCCCGATGATGCCATCGGCCACCAGGTGCGGATGAGCTTGCTGATAGGCGATGACCGCAGCCTTGGTCTTCTCGCCCATCCAGCCGTCGATCGCGCCGGGATTGAGGCCGGCGGCCGTCAGCAGCTCCTGCGCCTCACGCACGACAGGATCTTGCCCGGCCGGCTTCGCGTCGCTTGCCGTGCGTGGCGCACCTTCCGGCAACACGGCCGAGACGCCGGTATAGATGCCGGTGGAAAACAGCAGCGCCTCCTCCTTGCGCCGTCGCACCAGGCCGGCAAGCTTTTGGCCGCCTGCCGTGTTGTAATGGCTGGCGAGGTAGTCGCTCGCTGCCTTCAGCTTGCCGGCTCGCCAGAGATCTGCCCACTTCCACTTCATGGCGCCGACGCCGAGATTGAAGCACGCAGAAGCGGCCGCATCGAGCTGGTACTGCGTGCGATCGCTCGGGCTGTTTGCGGCCACGGCCGGTACGAACTCCGAGGCCATGACAGCATCGAGAATGGCGTCAGACTGCGCGGCGGTGATCCTGGTCTTGCCGGGGATGAGCTTGGTGATGCCGATCCTCGCCAGTTCACGCCGGCAGCTTTTGCTGCCCATCGTAAAGCCGGTGCCAATGGTCGGGATTTTGCGGGCATCGAGATAGCAGGTTAGCGGGTTGCCTTCGTGCAGGCGCACGAAAGCCCTCCCCGGTGCGGAGATTGCGGTAACGGGCACAGATGCCTCCTTGAGATTTAGATTGGGGATTGTGCGCGGTATGCGCGGGGTGTCGGTGTTAACGCGCGTTCACCGGCCACCGGATCGGCGCGAGTTCGGAAACGATCTGCTCGACGGTAGGCTGGGGACGCTGCCCGGCCTCGACCCTTGCCAGTTCGTCATAGGCAAAGGCCCAGACGCTATCGCGCCACGCGATGAAGGCTTGCGCCTCGGCGGCCCAGCGCGGGTTGGTGGAGTTGGCATAAGAGGCAAGGCTGTTGCCGCTGTCATAGAGGCGGGCTTGCGCCGTGCGATCGACGGCGGCCTGAATGGCGGCCCGGTAATCATCAAGGCTCGGTGGCGCAACGTAGTCTGGCATGACGTCATGAGCGCAGGGTTGTTCATCCGGCCCATAGGGCACGATGACCTGCACATGCACGTCACCATCCTGTCTGAAGACGGGTGCAGCGATGAGATCGCTGTCGATCTGTGCCTGCGTGCGAACTGCGGAAAGATCAAAGGCGTGGCCGTTGATCGTCAGCGTTTCGCCGTGCGTGCTGCACTCGATGGTCAAGGCATCGTCACGGCGCTGCGGTGTTTGATAAAGACGAATGCCCATCAGAACCACCTCCCAATGGCGATATAGCCGGGATAGCCAGTTTCGGTTTGCCCAAGCGAGACCATCTGCAAAGCGGTGGCTTGGGTTGTCGTGTTTTGATTGGCGAGAAAAGGCCACACCGCGCCCGTTGTGGTAGACGTTCGAGCGACGACCGGAACGACAAAAGGCGGGGCCGCAAACACCGATGGAAACACCATCGATACCGGGCTCGCGAGGATATAGAACGCCCCGTAGGCGGCAGTCGGTGTCGACAAGGTGGGGCTTTTGGCCCAGCAGATCATCGTGCCGTCGGCATAGCGTACAAAATCCCCATTCGCATTGCCTCCCTTCTCGATAATGGCCCCTGTTGGAACGCCAGCAGCTTGCGCAACCGATCCGAGGATATTGTCTTTGGCATAGGCTCCCGCCGCTTTGACCACGGCAAGCACATCTGCGGCCGACAGGCCCTTCAGCGCCTTGCCGCCATTGCCGTCAAAGCCTGCGACCTGGCTGCTTGTAACGCCACCGGCAGGGCCGACCACATCCCCGGCTCCCGTGCCGTCTTTGCCCTTGGGCAATGACAGATCAAGCCGGACAGTATCGGCATCCACCTGCACGACGTTGACGGATGCCGGCTGCCCGGCAGCCAAGGTCGTCACGGCACCAAAGGTCAGTTCCGTCAGGGGGCCAGGCACGCCTTGTGCCCCGGAGACATAGAACGGCGCGCTCCAGTCGGCCGCTGTCGCTGATCTCTTGGTGTAGAAGGCCGAGCGGTTGTTGCCGGCATTGGCGACCAGCACCCGGAACCCTTTGGCCTCGCCATTATAGGCGGCGCGATCGGCAAGGGCTGCCACTTCCGCATCGAACTTCACCGCCTGGACGAGATCATCCTTGGCGATCGTGCCAAAGACGCCGGGACCGAGGGCAATCGGGATCTGCTCATCATCGAGCTGCAGCTCTGCAAGGCTTGTGAGGTTGCCGCTGGAAAGGCTGGCAAACAGCCGGCGCATGGCATCAATGGCAATGATCTGCGGACTGGTCAGCTCGACCTTGTAGGACGCCTGCTGTTGCGATGGCCCAGGCCAGGCGTCTGCAAGAGTGATTTGCGTATTGCTATCGACGCTTTCGATGAGGATGGGGCGACCGACATGAAGGCCGAACTTGTCGCCGGCCTTGATCGGGGACAGGCCACCATCTTCTGTCAGCCATCCGGTGCCAAAGCCGGTCACGATACGCTCGCCCTGCACGACCGAGGCCGTGCCGGTGCTGTAATAGACAGAGCCTGCCATCACGCTTTCCCCTCATCCGAGCCGGCACCTTCGGTGCGCAGCAGCTTCAAATCAGCCTGAAGGCCGGTGATGGTTTCCGAGAGTTTCCTGTTTTCCTCGGACGCCACGCGAAGCGATTGCGCGAGAAAGAGATTGCGCTGCTTGAAGAACTCTTCGCGCGCGGCGGCCTCCTGTAGGGCGACCAGTGGCTCGACCTGCATGCTGTTGCCTGTTGTCATGGGATTACCTTTTGTAGGCTGAAGCGCAGATGGCCCGCCCCGAGATGCGCAGTGCACCTGATGTGTTGACGTTGAGGGAGAAGGTTGTTGCTGCCCGCCCGGCTGGCGGATCAAAGCGGTAAAACCGGGTAACTGCCCCGGCCAGTCGAGTGGTGCTGTCCGTGCCATCGACGGTGAACTGTTCCAGCACTACGCCATCTGTTTCGTTTCTGACGACGCAAGACGTGTAGTTATTGCCGCCAGCAAAAAACGTGATGTCCACCCGCACGCGAGGCGACCCCACCCCGTGATTAAGGGTGACGGTCGTTTCGCCAAACTCGACAGCCGTGACAGCACCGGCGGCAATGTTCGACGTGCCCACCACCAGATCGCCGATATAGGCATTCGAGATATCGACATTGCCGAGATTGGCCGACAGCGCAGACAGGCTGTTGACCTTGACCTGGTCGAGATAAAGCACGCCCTCTTGAAACACGAAGGGCCGTGCCACGGTGGCGTCGTCATCGCTCACCATAACCACCTGCCCTGCCCGCATGATGATGCGCGAGGGCAAAGCGGGATTGGCCGGCACATCCATCAGGAAGGATGCCGCTCGGTATCGCCCATCGTTGACGGCTGCTTGAATGCCGTAGCGCGCCGCATAGCCTGATGGTGCTGCAACCGCTGACCAGGCGACGTTGACACTGGCGTTGTTGCCGCCAAGCGCCGCGCTCAGGTTCTGAACCCGGCCGCTCAGCGCCGCATTGGCATTGGCAACAATCTCGATATCGTCACTCAGCTGCGCAGTGGCCGCCCCAAAGCTCACCTCAAGCGTTTCGAGCCGGGTGGCCACCGCCTGTGTTGCCGTCAGACCGACCTCGATCTTCTCGCGATATTCCGCCCGCGCCGAACCGAGAGACACCGACAGCTCACGGCGGATCTCTTGGGACTGCGTAAACGCCTGCGTGGTCAATTCCATCTGGCCGGCAATCAGGCCGTTGATGGCGTCCTTTGCGGTTCTCACGCCATCGCGCAGCCAGCCGAGCGCATCGTCAATGCCGGTTAGATCGATATCGACATACACATCCTTGTCGGTGAGCAGGACATTCGGCGTGATGACCGGAATGAAGCCCGACCACAGCACCGGCCTGTCCCCTCGCGGGATATAGCGGGCACGCACCACATAGGCTTCCAGCGGCAACAGCCCTTGCGAGATCAGCAGCGACCCCGCCTGTGGCTGGTCGGTGCGGCCTTCGTGGATACGGTCAAGGCTTGCCTGCAGGCGTACCTCGTATTCGATGCCGATCACGTCATCGAGGCGGCCATCGGAATTATCCCAGGTGAGGCGAATGGCCGGCCGGCGATCGCGCCCGACACTGTCCTTCACCGTCGCCGGCTCCGCATACCAATCGACCAGGGCCTGTGGTGCCGGGCGAATGATGCCGACCGCACCATCGACCGGCGGCTTGAACTCCTCAGATGACGTCCAGCCATGGTCGGCGGGATCGACTTCGGTGATATCGATCATCACATCGAGGTTGCCGCGATCGACAGCGCCATCGATCCGCATCAGCTTGTTCACATAGCCGTTGCGCTCCGACGTCCAGGAGAGCACCGCGCACGGCGTGGCATAGGCCCAGAACTTTGGCGGCAGCACGATCGTGTGCCGGCGAAACCGCCGTGCCTCCTCCAGCGCCGACTTCATCAGGCGCTGCACCTGTTCGGCATAAGGCACAAAGGTCAGCTCGACATCGGCCATCAGACGGCGGTTGCCGTCATTGGCTTCAAGATCCGGCCGGTAGAGCGGCGGTGCAGTTTTGACGACCCAGCCATCGGCCGGCGACGGATAGGTGGCCGAAACACCGTTGATGGTATCGGCCAAGCCGAGGAACGGCGTGAACTCCTGTTCTTCGGTCGAGAGGATATCGTCGTCGGTAAAGGCGATCACCGGGGCATCCGGTGCACCGCAATGCAGCGTGTAGACCCCGCCGACTTCCGAGATCTTGCCGTGGCAGGCGGTGAGCAGTGCTTCGAGCGCTGCGGTGAGCGGCGCCTGCACCTGCACTTCGCCACCGCTTCGGAAAGTGGCGACGATGCCGCCCGCCTCCTGAATGCCGGCTCGGTTCTTCTCAATCTGGGCAATCCAGTTTGCGACCGGCAGTCGCGCGGCTGGCATGTTCTGCAGGCCGTAGAACCATTGGCCGTTGAAGGTGAGCCCACGCAGCAGATTGTAGATCTGCACAGCCGGCAGGAAGTCGCCATCACCGCCCCAGGTGGTGGGATCGGCATACCGTTGCGGACCGTTGCCGCCGACCGTGCTGTCGCGCGATGGATCGTAAAGCCGCAGACCATCGATGACGAACTTGAAGGACGGCACACCGCTGAACATGTTCTGCGACACACGCGCCGTGACAATGGCATAGGCGACGCCTCGCCCGATGCGATCCGGGTTCCACCAGCGGTTATTGTTCGAGGCCGAGTTGAACAGAAAGCCATCGGCCGTGGTCTGTGTGCCGTCGTAGAATTTGACCCAGAGGCAATCGGGATATTCGTTGATGGCATAGCCGCGCTCGGACAGCGCCCCAAGCGTCACCTTCTCGCCGTTTACGAAGATATCCGCCAGGCCCCGCACCGGCAGATCGGACACAGGGATGACCTGCGTGAGGAAGGCATTCGGCGTATCGCCATCTCGGCCCCAGGTGTTGACCCAGGTAAGCGAACCCGCCGTCATGGCACGGCCGAGGAGGAAGGACCGCGACAGGTCGCCACCGCCCTGCAGCGTGCCATTGATCGAGAACGTCGGTTCTTGCGGCTTGCCGGCGAGCGACTGCGCCAGCAGGCTGGTGCCAAGACCCACGGCTGCCTTGAGGACAAGGGAGCCGATCGCACCAAGGCCGCCGAGAAAGGTCGAGACAGCCGAGATCGCACCGCTGATCAGGGCAGCAGCGCCGGAGAAAATAGCCATTGATGTTCCTGAAGGATTTAAGCGCCGCTGCGGAAATCAGATAACGAGCGGTTTTGCGAAATGGGTTTCGATCGGCGCATAACCGCGCCGCTTAAAGATCCGCGAGACGTCATTGCTGGCGAGAGACGCCATGCCGGCAGACGTGCAGCCGATACTCTTGGCCCAGGCCTCATAGGCATCGAGCATGGCAAGACCCAATCGGCCGCGGGCTTTGGGCGAGACGAACCACACGGTTTCCTTGGCCATGCGGCCGGCGCCAAAGGGATGCTCATAGGCAACGGCCAGGAGGATGCCGAGAACGGGATCGCCCGCGACCAGAACACAGGCCAAGGGCGAGGCCAGATGCTGTTGAAACAGCCGGTCGGCAAAGGCGGCCTGAAACGGAAAGGTGAAGCCGGCCGCCGCATGGCTTTCGCGCAGGAGCGCCACCACGCGGTCGCGGTCATCGAGGGAAGCATGACGAACGCTCATCAGAAGATCCCCAGAAACTTCTTGCGCTTCTTCTGGGTGGGAACGACGCCTTTTTCCGAGCCCCAGAAGAACTCCCATTCTGTGACCGTGTCGGCATCCTGGTAGAACATGTCACCCGCCTGGCGCAGGATCTGCGTGGCATGGCTGCGGGTGGCGGGATTGGAGCGGGTCATCTCCTGTGTGTGGCTGGCGCAGGTCATCGTGACAGAGCCCACCTCGTTCTCCGAGGGCGTCTTGATCACCACCTGGTCGATGACACCAACAAAACGGCATTCTGCCGGCGCCACCATCTGGCGCGTGTCGGGATCAAACAGGCCGCGATAGATCTCCACCCTGCCCTGTTTGCAATCGTAGAGCCGAACAAGCGTCTGGACGTGTTCGCTCACCTGCGACATGCGGATGGTGACGTTCTGCACCGAGAGATTGGCAACGAGCGGAATGTCATCGACACCGATCAGCGTTCCCGATCCATACCAGTCGCGGGTGACGGGGATGCCGGTATCGGGATGGATGACGGCGGCCGAGATATTGCCGACATCCGACCAGACGCCATCGGTCACCGGTGCACCGGTTGCCCGGTCACGAACGACAAACCAGATGAAGTCACGGGCGACCAGCTCGCGCGCCTCAAGGGCGGCAAGGTTCTGAGCCGAGATGTTACGCATGGGTGTTACCTTGCTTCGATCGCCTGGAAACTGATGGCGCCGCGCCCGGTGCCAAGATCGGCAGAAGACGAGACCGAACCCGGCACCACCGTCATCAGGCAGGCCGGTTGTTTGACGGTGACGGCCACAGGCGCTGTCACGCCCGGCCAAAGATGCGGACGGATCTCGAATTGCGGCGACACGCCATTCTCATCGACCACGGCCGCTTCGACGACCTGGTGCAGATCCTTCTCCCCGATCTGCAGATAATCCCCGATCGAGAACCGGTAGCCGGCAGGAAAGCCGGACACCGAGACCGCCTTGTGGTTGGCGGCAATCGTGGCGATCGAACCGACGCCAGCAAAGGCGTCTCCTGTCGGCCATGAACCTTTGGGATAGGCAATCGGAAACCAGCGGATCTTTGGAAACGCCCGAAATGTCTTCAGGCCGTTCTCCAAGGCCGTCAGCCTGGCGCGCCAGTGGTCCAGATCATTCGGCTTCAGGCTGCGGGTCTGGGCTGACAAACGCCACAGCGGCGAGCCGAAATCCTTCACCACGGTTCGACCGCCGGCCGTGCGGGATTGCTCCTGGCGCCAGAGAAGATCGAAATCCGTGGTGATGCCGGGAAGGTTTGTCAGGAAGGATTTATCGAGCGGATAGGTGATGGTCATGGGGGGCCGGCTCTGATTGAGGTGGGTAGCCTATACGGATGGAAACTGACGACCGCGATCGGCGCCGAGCGGCGGACGCCTCTCGGCCCATTGCGAACGTTCGATCGTGCTGTCATTTTAGCACGGACGACAAAACTTCGAGGCCGCACAGCAATGACCGGAAAATTCTTGAAGCGTGGTGCGATCATTGACACCATCAAGAGCGAGGAACGCATGAATGCCGTGCAGAAGCGAGCGGGAAAAACTAAGTACCATGTGGACGTGGTTTCCTGTGGTTGCCCTGACGAAAACTGCGGCGCATTTCATATCTTGAGATCAGAGCGCCCTTTGCCATCATGGGAGGAAGCCGAACAGACCCTGCTCGTCGAACGGCAGCAGAGAAAATCGGCTCGGAAATGACCAGGACCATCTGATAACCGGCGTCGGGCCTAAACCGGCCTTCTTGATACTCAGGCTGTAGCCTTAGCGGCCTGCAAGTCTGCGTTTTTGCCTATAACGATCGATGGGGAAACTAAGTTGAAAACGGTCGAGTTTGCCTGCGTTGGAAAGCTAAAATGCCCCAATTGTAAGGTGGAAATACCGGCATGGAGATCGTCTGGAATGAGCCAGATGTGCCCACATTTTTACTGCTCTAATTGTAACAATGCCATACATCGTCAGAAAGACCGATGCACCGTCTGGAACGACCAAAGCCTGGAGGTTTTGCAAGTCATTGCATCGTCACTTCCCAGCTGCGAGTGCAGCGGCAAATTTGTACCGGGAGCAAATCCGAAGTGTCCGACTTGTCACTACGAGTTTCGACATCAATCATCACAGCTTGAACGGCTGAGCGATCCGCATATCATCTTGATCGACGGAGCCGTGATGTACGGGGACGATGGACCGGAATACAAGGTACTGATCACTCCCCAGGACTAGCTAGGGAGGAAATTCTGTCGCGGAGTCACGCGATGGACGGGACTTCCGCCCGCGCTCCGAGGCAACAATCTCTCGATGCCCGGCTGATCCCGGCCTTCCGGCAGATATCCGCCACCGAGGACAATGTCTCCTTTTGGCGCGAAGCCGAAGACGGCCTTCGGCCCTTTGCGGACATCGGCAGATATCCTTAAACAAACATAGAAAGAACAACGCGAATGTAGCTGGATATTTGAATGAGAAGATATGTCAAAACTGTGCTTTTAATGCTGCCGCTAGCATGGGTGGCACTGCTTTCGGGGCTTCTGCGTACATTGACTCTGAGAGCGGTGTATCGCGATCTCTGGCTTGTACATTTCGATCTTACGTCGACCATCGGCTCAGTTTCGACCGCCGATAACCGAGTGTCAGAAGCTTTCGAAGCTATGTCGACAGCCCGAGGCGACTACCTTCGTTCTCTTGAAGATGTATTGGTGCTGGGGTTTTTGCCTGCATTTGCAGTATATTTTACTGTGGCGATGTACGTAGTTCTCAGGCTAAAGCGATAATCACCATTGTGCATCAGCGTTGCAACTGCAATCGGCCCGTTGCGGACATTGTTAAGCGCCTACGTGTTCAGAGTATGCCTGCACCGATGCCAAAGACGGCCGTCCCTCCATCATGAAGAATTGTAGGTAGCTGTTGTTTTCAAGCTTCAACTCGACCACAGTCTCTGACGCGTTAGCGACCGCTTTCTCCGTATAAGCGAGACGCGCGTTTTCAAGCAGGCTCTTCGCGTCGCCAACAGATAGCCCAGGTTCAAAACCATCGAAATTTACATAGCGCCGCGAGGCATATTTAAGCTTACCGACCTCGGGCACGGGAACTCCGTCTGACAGGGTCCACATCCGGATGCCAACCCGCCGAACCTTTACCTGCTCTCCACGAACCCACAGCCCGACTTGGAGGTTTCCGTAGTAGTCGAGCAGGCTATCAAACGTGACAGCGTCCCCGCTGAAGTCCCACCAAGTCGGTGGTCCAAGCGCACGTCCCACCGAAAAGAACGGCGCATCCGGCCGAATTGCTTGGAGCGGCGATCTCTTGAATAGCTCAAGAACGGAAAACGATGGAAGTGAACGGCCATGGGTCATTGGGAATGGGTAACAAAGCAACCCACCTGTGACAATGTCCGCAATTGGCGCGTTTGGGCCATCCACTCACCGCAACTTCACATTCCTGCCCGGTGCCTCCCGCACGGTGGTGAGGATAGTTGCCTTGAGGTCTCGCTGCGTTCGCTTCAGACTTTCATCAATCCGCTTCACCGCCTCGACGTCGGCGCCTCGGGCATCGATCACGGGCGCGAAGGTCATGCTCATCGCCCTAGTCGATGCCCGCATCTGCGACATGTCGGGCAGCTTTGGCATCGATGGCACGCGCGGGACGATCTTGCCGTTTTGATCCGGCACGAACAATTCCGCTCGGTTTTCCCCGACGACATAGGGCTGCCCCTTGCGCACCGGCCCGCCAGTGGCGCGGAACATGTTGCCGATACCAGAAAACAGACTGCCGAATATTCCACCACCCGAGCCGCCCGAGGGCGGCTTGAACAATGAATCGAAGGCGCTGCTGAGCAGCATGTTGCCAAGCTGCTGGGCGAGATTGGCAAGGGCATCCCCAAGGCTCTTGGCACCCGTGATCGCATCAAGCGTATTGCTCTTGAAGTTATCGTAGAACTCGCGGGCGGCATCGTCGGCGCGGTCTTGCGCTTCAGTGACTTGCCGCAAGACATCGGCCTGGCGCGCATAAGCGTCTGAGGCTTCATCGATCTTCTGGCGCTGCTCGGCGGAAAGCTGGATGCTTTCCAGATCCGTTGCCCCCTTGCGGCGCGCCTCCTCGCGCAGATCGGCAAGCGCCGACTGTTCGAGGTCGAGTGCCAGGCGCCGCCTTTCCTGTTCCCGGTAGGATTGACCAACGATATTCTGTTCCTCGATCAATGCCGCCGTGCGGTCACGGATCGCCTGAATATCACCGTCAAACCGGTTGTCAGCCGTTGGCTTGATGGAGCTTGCGCCCGAGCGTCCGGATTTGTTCCGGCCTTCGGATGCCGCGACATTGGCCGCCGCCTGCGCCTTGATCTGATCTTCCGGCAGGAAGCCGCCCTTTTCCGTCAGATCCTTGCGGATCGAGGCGATTTCCTTCTCGATCGCCAACTGTTCACGGCTCAAGCCATTCTGGCGCTGCGCCTCTTCCGAATAGGCCTTGCCGATCCGCAGCATCTCCTCACCTTGCGCACGAGAGGCGGCATATTGCTTGTAGCCGACAATCTGTTGTTCCGAGAGCGCCGAACCTGTCGTGCCCGCCAATTCTGCGCGCGCCGCCTTGGCGCCTTCAACGACCTCTTTGAGACGATCGAGCAGCGGCGCAAACGCATCCGCCACCCCCTGAAAATCAGGGTTGGAATTTGCCAGCGCGTAAAGGGCGTTCTTGGCACCGGCTGCGCTGACACTGCCATTGTCGAGACCAACCTTCAGCTCTTCGAGCTGGGCGAGCTGTGCCGGCGAGATGGTATCGCGATCGACGTTCCTGAACAGGTTTTCGAATAGGTCGGCAACCGCCGCAGAGGCTTCGGCTGCCGCGTCGGTGGTGGCAGCCACTTCCTTCTTCAGCTTGTTGACCAGCACCGCATTGATGCGGCCGCCGGCATCTTCCGTCTTCTGGGCAGCTTCGTTGGCCGCCGCCCCCATGCGCTTCAGGCGCTCCTCAAACAGAGCCGCCCCTTCACTGGCTTCCGTGGAGCCGGAATAGAACAGCGCCAGCGCCCCGACAGCCGTCGCACCGATCACAGCACCAATCGGACCTGCGGCGACGGTGAGGCCACTCATGGCGGTTGCGAGACCGGCGATTGTGCCGGCGGCACGAATGGCGGCTACAAACCGGAAGACCGCCGTGGTGGCGAGCCCGAGGCTTGCGATCATCCCGGCGATGGAACGGCCGACCAGGGCGCCTGCAATGATTGCCGCAACCTTCAGCACCACATCCGCCGTCTGCTCGAAATTGTCAGCGAGCGCATTGAGGCCGGCGACCAGGCGCGCACTGGCGCCAAGGCTTTCGTCGGTCTGGCCGATATATTTGGTGAAGGCGTTGTTCACCTTCGTCATGCCCTGCTCGATGGTCTGCGTGGCATTGGCGGCCATGGCCTGAATGCTCGGCAGTCCTTTGAGGAAGGCCTGAAAGAACTGCTGTCCCGACACCTTGCCGTCGTTGACCAGCTGTTTCAGCTTCGATACCGATCCGCCGGCCTCATCGAGACCATTGGCAACCGCCATCAGGATCGGCCGCGCACCTTCGTTGATCGAGTTGAATTCTTCCGCCTGCACGCGCGTTTGCCCAAGCAGCTGCCCGAGCTGGGTCAGCGCGCCGGAAGCTTCCCCTGCACTCTTGCCCTCCACCTTCAGTGCCGTTGCCACGCCATCCGAGAATTTGAGCAACTCGCCCTGGCTTGCGCCCAGGACGTCGGACGCCTGCGACGCCTTGCCGAACAGGTCGGCCAGCGCCCCAATCGGCGCGGCATTATCCTGTGCCGACTGATATAGGCGATCGAGCACCGCCGTCTGGTTGTCGCCAACGACGCCGGCCACGGCCAGGCTATTCTTCGCCGTCGTCCAGGCATCGGCATAGCGCTGAACGGCATCAACAGACAGCGCCGCGCCAATCCCGAGCAGCGGCGTTGCAAGGCTGTGGGCCATGTTGCGGCCGATATTGTCGAGCCGCTTGTTCGTCGCCAGCCACGTTGTCTCGACCTTGCGCGCCGTCTGCGCCGTAACGCCGTTGACCTTCTGCAGGTCTTTCATGAAGGGGTTGAGCTCCATGCGCATGACAGCGCGAAGCTCATCAAGGGTGACGGCCATGATGGGTCCTGATCAGGTTTAATGGAAAATGGTGAAGCCCGCTTTGGCAGCAGAGCTGCCGAAGTCGATCATGGGCGCGTCGTCAAGCCGGGCCTATCGCGGACATCGCATTGGCAGAGGCTATGTCGCCTTTGCACCATAAACGGGCTTCCGTACCACCTTCAACTGCGTGTAGAAGCTACGAGATCGGCGTTTTTGCGGAGATGGCAATGGAGACTGTGACCCTTTGGCGACCTGTAGGTCCTGTCGAACTAGAGTTAATAAAGAAGAGCGGCATGAAGGAATTCCCTCCTCGACTGCCCGACCAACCTATCTTCTATCCAGTGCTTTCTGAAGATTACGCAGTTCGGATTGCGAGGGATTGGAATGTCAGTCGTGACGGTGCCGGTTACGTTACATCGTTCGAAGTTCTAAGAACGTTTCTTGCTGCCTACGCTCCGCAAGATGCAGGCGGCCAAGCGTTGAGGGAATATTGGATACCAGCTGAAGAGCTCGAAAAATTTAACGCAGCAATTGTGGGAAAGATAGTTGTGACCAAGGCGTTCGAGCATGAACAAAACGACATTGAACGCCCTGACCAAAGTCAGCTTCAAGGCAATTGAGGTCCTCACGCAGAAAGTCTATTATCCATGCCTTTCGCCCCAAAGCTCATTCTACATGAGTCGCTCGATCAAGTTCTCATGATGGTGGACGCTTGGGACGACGGCAACGGCGGCGCTGCAGAGCAGGTCCGTCTTTAACCGCTTTCGCCCGCTTCGGGCCGCTTGTTGTCATCAGGCACAATGATCTCGCGACCAATGCAGCGGAACAGCCCTGTGTTGTCCTGTTTATGGTCTTAGAAGAGTTCACTTCGACAAAGCGTCGTGCCTCCTTCAGGGTTGTCGGGTACCGCACACCAATTCGATAGTACGGGAAACCGCTTAAGATCAGGAATGATGCGACCTCCCAACCCTTCTTGTCATCTGCTGACGGTGGGCGGAAATCTGAGCCAGTCCTGTACGTGACGCCAGCGCATCGCGGGCAGGTTTTCTGCGTCGCATCAGCGGGGCGTTTGAAAACCCGCTGGCAGGCTAGACAAGCATATTTGGTAAGAGAGACTTTCATTTGGATACCGTGATGACGTAGGCACAATTGCTCAGCGGCCATCTTCTTGCAACTGCGGAACGACAGCATTGGGCCGACAGGTGACATGACAGCAATACAGTCATTGCATGCCTTGGTCGGCAATCTAACCTCTGAGACGAGCGAAGGAGAGCATGTCATGACATCATCTGAAGAGTTTGAAGTCCACACGATCCACGTTCGCCTCCTAGATGAGCCAGTTCCCGTATGGCGACCTGTCAAGGCCAAAGCACTCGGCAATGGGCGCTTCATTATCCTACCCCAGGAGCTTCCAGACTATGAAGAGTGGGAGTTTGCCCCGGGGGAAACAGTCGCTATTGAAGCTCATGTAAGCGCGGCAGGTGATTACTTCAGGGCCGTAGGCGCGTACTAGGCGCTGGGTGTTCGCTGGGAAGGCAAATTCGGATGGAATTTGCGGCGATCCAATCGGCTCGGCAATATCTACCATGTAACATTTGCAGGGTGAAAAGTTGAACGGGATCGAGTTCACAGATCGCTTGAGAATTCCTTTGCCGGAATTCGACGGGGTATGCATCTCGTCGATGACGCGGAAGATGTCCACGTGAGGGAAGAACACCCTCAGGAGCCTACCTTCTCCGGCAATTGAGAAGTACGCCCTCAGTTCCTTAGAGGAATGTGCTCTTTGTAAGGCACGATGCAGGAGCGGAGAACTGGGTGATTATCGCCTCGCTCATAGAGACCTGCAAGCTCAATGCTGTCGATCCGCTGGCCTATCTGACAGCGACGCTCACCGGCATCGTCAACGGTCACAAGCAGAGTCGTGTCGATGAGCTTTTGCCGCGGAATTATCCGGGCATGACAAGCAACTGCAGCACTTCGTAGTCCCTGCGTCCGACCGCCTCTTTCGGAAGGATGGTTTGTGAAGTAAAACACTTCAATGAAAAACGAACTCGTCCACGAAATCTGGCTCGATCCTGAGCCAGACGGTCAACTGCTCCCCGGCCTTTGTCCTGCTGGCCCAATGGGAGACGGCTTCAGAGCGCTCCTTAATAAGGGAGCTGTTAAGGTTGGCGAGATAACTGGGCATAGCCATTTCGATGTCATGACGAAATACTGGAAGCTGCAGGGCTGGGGTGAGTACCAGACGGAGCACCGCCAGGATCACGAGCCATATCCTGACGAATGGGTTCTCGTCCAACGCCCCCATATCGACAGAATGTGAATTTGCGGTGTGGCCGCGATCAACGCACACTGGCCTTGGGTCTGAAGGCCAATCTTCAAAACGATCCCCCGTCTTGGTGGTCAGTGTGATGGGCACACCGCTTACGGTGAGTGGGGTTGGAAAACTGAAACAATACCTCTGGTGATCGATGAAGCCGAGAAATTGGGCCTTCTCAACGTTGGCGCGGCAACTGCAATTCCTTATGCCAGAAGCCACCTGCGAATGTTATTGGGTTGAGGTAAATGCGTTGGAAGGCGAGCCAGTCGGGTTAACTTGGAGCGAGCGCGTAGCGCTTTCCGCCAAAAACGCACGACGGCAGATGGTTGATATCACGCGATATTACGACTTTATCGCAGAAGGGCGCAAAGCATTCGCAGGCCATTTTGCTGCTTACGAAGCGACCGGTGGCAACGTCCGCGACAGCATATGCTTTATTTGGTACTTACAGGCGGACCGCCGCCCATAATTGCCTCGCCACCCGTTTATGAGTTCACGGCCTAGCTATGGCGACAATGGGCCGTGTGTTATCATCAAGCACTATGACCTCGCGGCGAACGCAGCGGAACAGCTCTGTGTGTCCTCAAGTCTATGGCCTTAGGCCCTGTTGACAAAGTAGTTAGCTATTGATGTCACGTGCGAGCGTCTGGGATATAGCCGTGTCGAGGAGAAGTTTTAGGGCTTCGGGAAATTGGCCCGACGTAGGGGTCACATGCTGAATGTCGGTGGCTCCCTCAGGAAATCGATAAAACTCGTAGTGATCTTGGCATATCTCGATCTCTATGGGCGGAGTCGTCGACGACCATATAAGTCGGATTGTAGGCCAATACCCCAATCCGATCTCGTCGGGTGTCTGATATCGCCCCGAGGCAAATCTAGCGAAATGCCTTGCGTTTTCGAATGTATCCTGTGCGAGGCCTGGGGTTTCAGCGGCAAGACCGCTGATAGTCGTTTCAACCTCGGCCCAAGTCGAGCAGTCTACGCGTGGTAACGTGGTATCGTTGACTGTCGATTTCGCCATCTATTTAGCCCTGCGGCCGATTCCCAATTTGCTCGAAGCGTGATTCAAGACTGCCTTTTAGGAGATGGTTTTGGCAAGAGGCGATGTTAGCGACGCGGATCGCCCCGCTCACGATAATCGTCGTCGTCACCGCCGCTAGCGCCCCCTACACCGCCAATCTCCTCAACATCTCCTGATGCTCTTCAAAGCTCGGCGCATCCGGCACCTCTTCCGCCCCATTGGCCTTAGCATAACCATCGGCACAGGCGGCAAACGCCCATAACATCATCTGATCGACGGCAGACGGGGCAAACCCCATGATGGCGCCAAGGCCGTAGAAGTCCGAGAAGACCAGGCGCCCGTCGCCCTCGTCTTCCCGGTCTACGGCTTTCCCGGCCTTTCGCCCTCCGGGGCCGTCAGCGCATGATGCAGAATGGCGGCCGCAATCCCGACATTGTCGACCAGCGGAGACCGGGCGAGATCATCGACATAGCGGGTGACCATGCCGAAGGCGTCTGTCGGCGTCATGCCGGCGCCAATCAGCCCAAGCCGGATGGTCTCGCGCACATCCTCGACCCGCCAATCACCGCCAATGCCGCGCAACAGGGCATAGGCATTGAAGTCCGCCAGAAAGTCCGGATCGGCCGCCCCGAGGGGATAGTGTTCCGGGTCCGGCCGCTTGGCATTGGCGGCCTGCGGCTGCGAGGCCATGAGGCGGGCAAGGATCGTCGCGGGTCCGGCATTGCAGGCCATTTGCAGCTCCTGCAACTGGCCGATGGCGAGGCGGAACGGCAAACTCTTGCCAGCGAACGGAAGGGAAAGTGGCGCGCTCATGCCGCACCGACCCAGACCACTTCACCGTCAGACTGCAGGGCAATGGTGCACGACACATAGCCTTTGCCTTCCTTGGCAATACCAAGCGACGTGATGACATAGCGCCCGGCATAGTGGCCGCCACCCTGGGAGGCCGGCAGATCGATCAGCACGCGGGCATCGATGGGTTCGCCAGAAAGCTGCTGGTCGCGCAGGCGTCCGTAGCTCATGGGGTCCATGGTGCCGGCGCCATTGATGCTGGCAGAGAGCGTATCGACGGAGCGCAGCACCCAGCCCGGCGCATCGGGGTTTTCGCAATTGGGGTCGGTGGCATCGGTGGTGGTCGCCTCGACGGTAAAATCCTGCGAGGTGTTGATGGTGCAGGCATGCGAGAAGGCCTGCGGATCGGCGCCGTCGCCAAACTGCACCAATAGTTTCTTAGTCGTCGCCATGACGATGGTCTCCATATTGAGGGGATGAAGGGATTTTGCAGTCAGTCAGCCGGCTGGGTCTCAACCGACAGTTCAAGGCGCGCGCGGCGGGTGACGCCATCGGGATCGCGGCTGAAGGTGATGTTTTCGACGCGCATGCGGTCGAGCACGTGACCGGCAATCGTCAGGTCCAGTTCGTGCAGGCCAATGCGCAAAAGACCGGCAATGCGCTTAACTTCAGGAAAGCCGATGGCGCGTGACCAGACGTTGAGGTTGATGAAGGTGGTCGAGCGGTCAAAACATTCCTCATCGATCGGCACGAGCTGGCCGTCGGCGATCGAGATATAAGGAAAGTCCGCACCGGTATCGGCAATGCGCTCACTTGCCGCCGGCACATCGTCATAAACACGGCCGGCGACCGCTTCGCGCGTCAGATCAGTCACGCGCGCCACAAGTGCCACCTGAATGGCCAGGCTCGGATCATCACTCATCCCTTGCCCGCCGTCTTCAGCGCCCGCCGCACCGCGGCCCGAACACGCGCCCTGGCCTTTTTCTTGCGGACCCGGATTGCCGGCAGGAAGAACGGGTTTGCCGGCATGCCCTCGCGGCCGAACTCCTGGGCAAGGGCATAATCATATTCCGGGACGGCATAGTCGCTGTCGCGCACCGGCTTTGTGGTCGCGGCACCACCGGCACGGATGACGACGCCGATTTCCGGGTCTGGCAGAGGCTCGGAACGGATGGTGCCGGCAAGGGTCAGATCATCCTTCGGCACCAACGAGCGCTGCAGCATGTTGATCTCGCGGCCCTGCAACATCAGCTCGGCCTTGGCACGCTTGCGCACCTCGGCCGGTATCCGCTCCAGGCGCCGGCGCATCTTTTCGAGGCCAATGAACTTCATGAGGCAACCCCGCTGATCACTGTGAGAAAGACGCAAAGCGGATCGGTGACGACATCCGCCTCGCGGATGGCATAAACCGTGCCGCGCCTGACATCGCGCAGCTGCCAATCCGTGCCGATGGTTTTGGACAAAACATCCTTGCGCAGGCGCACTTTGAGGATGGCGCGGCCCTGCAGACGCTCGGCCACCACCGCCTCACTACCCCCGGCATAGATGAAGGCCGCCCGACGCTGGAACTGCTCGACAAAGTCTGAGCGATAATTGCCGGCGCCGTCACTGACACGCGCCCGCTTGTCGAGAGCGACACGCTCTTTCAGGGAACCGGCGTCAATCATTGCCGCCTGCCTTTGGCGCAGATCGCGGCGCTCTCACCGTGACAGCGGCTTTGGCGGCAATGGCCTGGTCGGCGCAGTCGCGTTTCACCGTGTAGGTTTGACCGGCCGTGTAAGCGATGGTCACGCCGAACACGGGCGGCCGGTAGTCAAAATCCTTGAGGAACCGGACACGGGCCATGGTCGCTCCTATCGATAGATGCGGTAGGGCTGCAAAAGCGCATCGACCGCAAAGGGGAGAGTGACAGCGCTCTGGCCGATCACCACGGCCTCGCGGTTCCGATACCAGTGCGCAACGAGTAGCAGGATGGCAAAGCGGATGGGTTCCGGCACATTCGCCACCCAGACAGCCGGCGTGCCGACGGTCTTGGCGCAGCCGACCCGGTAGCGGATGACGACACGCTGATTGCGCCCGGACACGAACGGCCAGGCGCCGGACAAGGGGTAGACCCCGCCCGCGTCGATTTCGTAGTCGCCGGGTGGGATGGTTTCGAAGTTGTCGGCACTGGCGCGAACCCGAATAGACACCAGCTCCAGCACCGGACTGAACGGCAGGTGGATGTAGCCGTCAGCATCGGCATAAAAATCTTCCATGGCATAATCGAGCGTCTGGATGCCGAGCGCCCGCCCGAGCCAGCCGGTCGGCCCGTCGATCCAGGTCGTGGCGGCCAGAATGAGGCCTTCGACATAGGCCTCGTCTTCCTCTGGCAGTTCGGCCAGGTGGCGGCGGGCATCATCAAGCGTGACGATCGGCGTTGGCGGCTCAACGACCCTGAGATCGGCCGCCATTACTTTTTGCCTTTTGCGTCGGCCGCAGTCCGGGCGTCGAGCTGCTTTTCCAGATCGGCAATGCGAACGGTTTTCTCGGCCAGCTCCGATCGCAGAGTTTCGAGCTCGGCCGCCTGAGAGCCCTTGGCCGCCGCCCTCTCCTGTTCGGCCGCCTCTCGCCGCGCCTGCAGCTCGGCCTCGCGTTCGGCCTTGGCCTTGGCTTCAGCCTTGGCGTCATAGGCAACAAAATTGCCCTTCTGCAGGAGCGCCTTGCCCAGACGGTCATCGACCGTGATCACCTCGCCCCGGCGCACATTACCGTATTCGCCATACGAGCTGCGCTTTGCTTTGATTTCCATCTCGGTTCTCCATCGCGTCATCGAGCGGCGTGTGCGGCGGGCAGAACAATGCTGCCCGCCGTCATCCGCCGATCGCGGTTGATCAGGCGGCAAGCGCCGTGGTGAAGTCGCCGGCAACCAGCGCCTTCGGCCGTTTGACGGCAAGCGCCAGGCGTTTTTCGGCGCGGACGGTGAGCATGTTTTTGACGAAGTTGTCGCGGTCTTCCGAGGAGATGGCGACTTCCGTATCCATGCGATCCCAGACCTTGGCGGCCATCTTGAAGGCACCGGCCAAAAACTCGTCTTGCGCCATTGCCTGGGTGGAGATCACCGGCCGGCCCCAGAGCTGCGGCCCGAGCATCTGAATGATGGTGGCAAACAGATAGCGGTTCTCGCCATCCTTGGTGAGTTCGATATCGGCCCAATCGATCGGATTGAGCACAATGCCATCGGCCGGATATTCCGCGAGCGAGGCTTGCAGCAGCGCCAGGCGCAGCACATCGATCTTGGTCTTGGCCGCAACCGTAATGCCCGCCGGTTCTGCATAGTCGGTTGCCTGCGGCACAAGACCGTGCAGGTTCTGGCCGAGACCGTCGCCCTTCAGGATCTGGGCTTCCTCGACAAAATCCAGACCATAGCGCAGCTCGCCATCGATCTCGCTCTGCAGCTGAGGAATGTCGTCCATCGCCTGGCGCGACACCGGCACCCAATGGGCAATGGTGCGCACCGGCGCATCGGCCGGCTCATAGGTGTAATTCGATTCCGGCTTCAGAGCCCCTTCCGCCACCATGGCTGCCGCATTCACCCGCGCCACCATGCGGGCATATTCGATGCTGTTCGACGTGGTGGTGCCGACCTGCAGGAGCTGACGGATAAAGAACTGCCGGCGCGGCATGCCGACAATTTCCGTGTCCCGCTGCGGGGTGATCAGCGCGCCAGCCGAACCGGCCGAAGTGGTGATAGCGTTCTGCACCGAGACGTTGACCGTGCCCTTGGCGCCGGCTGCCACAAAGGCCTTCACGTTGGCATGCTCGCCAACCATCTGGCCAAGCGACTTTGGCTCATCCTGTGTGCCGCCACGGCGCGATGCCAGGCGCTGTTCGAGATCGGTGTTGCGGGTCGAGAGCTGCTCGACCTTTTCCGTCAGCCTGTTCTGGGTCTCGGCAAGCTTGGCCTGGTCCGACAAAAGCTTGTCGGCCTTCTGCTTGATCTCGTCGGAGACCGAGCCGGCAGACTTGGCCTGGCGCAGCGCCTCCTCGGCCGTCTGTTTGACGCCGTCGGAGACTTCCTTCAGCGACGCCTTCACGTCAGCCAGCAGCCTTTCGACATTGGCCTCGTTGCGAACCGAGCCGATGACGCCGGAGGGAAGCGCGGTCATCAGGAGCGATGCCGGCAAGGAAGGCATGCGGGCCTTTCGCATGTGGGCAGGATGAGCGCCGGCCATCATGACCATCGCCATTACGGGCGGATGGGTCGTGGCGGCCGAGGTAAGGTGCGCGACCAGGTCGAAAGCCATGTCGGATGCAGGCATGGCAAAGCAGGCGGTGGCGATCACGGCAAGCGCGATCGCTCCGCAAAGAGCGAAGAGTTTCATGGGGAGTGTCCTTTGGGTCCGGGCGTTAGACGGACGTTTTGAAGGTGTTGAGCGTGGATTTGAGGAGGTCGTTGACCTCCGTGAGGACGGCAGCGTCGTGCATGCCGGTTGAGGCAGCGCCAGGCATGCCCCCTTTTAAAGCCGCAATCAGATCGCGCCGCTCGGAACGCGGCACGTTGAGTTGCGCCAGAAGATCATCGACGCGGTGGGCAGCGACCCGCGTCTTGGCAGCGGCCGAGTTTTGCGGCGAGGCGGCGATCTCGTCAGAGGATAAAAGCGCATCGGCCAAACCCTTTTCGACCGCTTCCGCCCCGCCAATCCATGTTTCCCGATCGAGCATTTTTGCCACCTCTTTGGCATCCATGCCCGATCGCGCCACATAGATATCGACGGCGGCTGCATCGAACGGCTCCAGGAAGTCTGCCACTTCGCGCAGCTGATGACGGTCCCCCTCGGCCACAACCCAGGCATTATGGATCATCAGAAAGCCGGCGCGGGCGATCTGCACCTCGTCGGCCGCCATGGCGATGACGGACGCCGCCGAGGCTGCCACCCCGAGGATCTTGACCGTCACTTTCGCCTTGTGTTCGCGAAGCGTGTTGTAGATCGCCAGACCCTCAAAATAGTTGCCGCCGGGCGAGTTGATGTTGACGACGACATTTTGGTCGCCGATCGAACGAAGGGCTGCCGCCACACGTTTGGCTGTCACCCCCTCGCCCCAGGCATCATTGCCAATCACATCGAGAACCGAGATCGTGTTCTCGACTGTCTCAGCCGTGCCGCCTACTTGCCGGATATCCGGGTTCCAGTTCTCGAACGCCCGTGCCGTCACTTTCGAATGCAGACCAGGGCGGATGCCGACGGCAGCACTTGGGAGAATACGAAGGGTCATGCGGCCACCTTGTCTGTCTCAGATTGCAGCCAGGCGCGCATTGCGGCGCGGGCCGTATTGCTATCACTTGCGGCGCCCAGGACTGAGAGCGGCGCAAGGTTCGTCTGGGCCGTCAGATCATCACCGCCATCGACGCGGGGAAGGTTGAGCTTTGCCCGACCTTCATTGCGCGTCATCAGGCCGTTTTGCGTCATCACCGACAGGAACGAGGCCTTTGCCGCACTGTCCATTTGCAACAGCGCCTCGCGGTTGAACTCGGCATAACGCCGCCGATTGCCGCTCGGGCGGATCAGCTGTTTCTTGATCCGCGCCTCGATGCGGTCGCAGAGCGGATCAATGCCAAGCGTCAGCCAGGCCAGCAGGATCTGCTCGACGCCCGAGCCCCACATCGTCTGGCCTTGCGCGGCGTGCCCGATGATGATTGGCGGCATGCCGAACCAGCGGCACATTTCCTCGACCGAGAAGCGGTGGTTTTCCAGCATCTGCGCATCCACCGGCGACAGCGACAGCCGATCGTACTTGAGGCCGGCTTCCAGGATCATCAGCTTGCCGGCATTCGAAGAACCGACAAACCGGCTCATGATCCCCTCAAGGTCAGCCCGCTGCGTCTTGTCGAGGATCTTTTCCGACGACAGGATGCCGCTTGCCTGCAGACCTTTCCCGAACAGCCGGCCGGCCGCCTCGTCAATCGCAATCGCCGAGCCAAAGGTCTGCGAACCGAACTGGATGGGCGACAGGCCAACATCACCACCAAAGCCAAAGCCTTTCAGGTGGAATACCTTCTCGCGTGGCAGGATCTCGCTTTTCCCGCGATCGATGACGTTGAACTTCAGCAAGCCCTCGGCATCACGGAACGGGTGGCAATGCGTGCTGGGCAATGGCTGCAGCGCACTCAATCGCGTGCCGATCTCGACCTTTTCCGCATAGGCATTGCCCGTGGTCATCAGCCAGGCGACCATGGTTTCCCAAAATTCGAGCGGCGTCTGGTCTTCATTCGGGCTTTCGCACAAGACATCGACCAGCGCATCGTCGGCCTCGACCTTCACCCGGCTATTGTCGCCCCTCTTCTCAAAGATCGACAGCGGCAGGCAGGACACCGCCTGCGCCGTCAGCCGAACACAGGCCCAGACGGTCGCCAGCTGCATGGCCGTGTTGAGCGTCACCGTTTTGCCGGCGTGATTGCTGGTGCCAAAGGCGGCCGCCCATCCGGCGCTGTCCTTCAGGCTGAGGCGCCTTTCCTTCGCAACCAGCTCTTCCCGCGTCACCTGGGATGGCGCGGAGGCAGAGCCCCTTTTCTTCTTGTTCGCCATCAAAGACCTACCATGACAGGGTTGGAGAGGAAGTCGTCGAGGTTTTCTTCCGGGCGCTGACGACAGAGCGCGATCCCGACCGACATCGCCGTCGAGACCATGCCGTCGATGCGCCCAAAAGCGTTTTCCTTGTCGAACATGCGGTGGCCGGTTCGGTTTTCCGCATAGACGACACTTGCCGCGCAAAGATCGAGCATCGGGTTGGGATCGATCTCCATCCGCTGCTCGTAAAGCGCATTCTCGAACATGTTGATGCTGTGCGGCATCCAGAGGTAAAGCTCCTGCTCGCCCTCGGGGGCTTGCTTGTCACGGTCGATGATCCGCTTCTGGAAGCCCTGCGGGTGGATGGTGATCGGCAAGGATACGCCATCACCCGACAGATGCTCCTGGAGCTGCTCAAGCCCGTACTGGTCACCGCCGATTTCGAGCGGGGCATAAAGCGCGCAAAGCCGGGCCAGCGCTTCGGCGAGCCAAGAGTATTTGAGCCGCTGACCCGGCACGGCCTCGATATGGTCCTGGTCGACCCAGAGTTCATAGGGCGCCTGGTCGGTGTTGGCGCGATCCTTCAGCGTATCGGCCGGCGTCCAGAACCATGTCTTTGACGCAAGCCGCTCGGCATCTTTCGTCGCATCCAGCACCCAGGTCAGCGTGAACGCGGTAAAGTCGCGCGTGCGAGACAGATCAAGCCCGCCGTAACAGGGATAGCCACCGGCAATCAGCGCCGGCAGATCGAGATCTTTTCGGCAGGCGACCCACGCCTCGCGCTTGATTGCGGCATTGACCGATTGCGTCCATTCGCAAAAGTGCAGCCGGGCAATGCCGTTGCGCTTGCCCGGCATCTGGCGTGCCTGCTTGACGACGCCCTCAAGGTATTCCGTCGTGACGGTGACATCGAGGAGCGGGTTTGCCTTCACCCAGCAGGACGGATCGTTCTCCCAATCGTCACCCTCATCGAGCGAACAGACGAACGACAGCGTCGTGTCGTCCTCGATGATGCCGGCTGCCACCTTCACCGCATGTTCGTGCTCTTCCCAGCAGACAGACTTGCGATCGGAGCCGGAATTGGTCGCCATGACCAGGAGCGGTTGCCGGCGGAATTTAAACCCGCGCTCCAGCATTTCCATGACGTCGCGATTGGGATGCTCATGCACCTCATCGCAAAGCGCACAGGACGGACGCGGACCAGATTGTGCACTGTCGGACGAGATCGGCTTGAAGAACCGCTTGTCGCCCTTGGTGCTGATGTAGGTCAGCTGCCAGACCGGATCGATGCCCGATGGCTTGATGCGCTTGGCCAGTTCCGGCGACTGGTCGCGCATGGCAACCGCGTCACGGAAGAGAACCTGCGCCTGGTCCTTTTTGGCGGCCGCCGCATAGACTTCCGCTCGCGGCTCGCCATCGGCCACCATCATCGCAATGCCGATACCAGCCAGCAGCGGTGACTTGCCGTTGCCCTTGCCTTCTTCGTCATAGAAGCGACGGAAGCGGCGAAGCCCGGTCTCGGCCCATTTCCAGCCAAACAGCGAACCGACACGAAACGCCTGGCTTGGATGCAGCTTGAACGGACGGCCCTCGAACTGGCCGCCATTCAGGCGAAGCTTGTCGTGGAACCACTTGATCCGTTTCTTAGCTTCATCGAGATCCCAGACGAGACCGCGATCCGGCCCGTCACGAAGATCGAGCAGATGGCGCCGGCAGGTGTTGCGCACATGGGGACCGGCAATGACGACACCGCGCAACACGTCGGCGGCCCAGGCGGTCACCGGATCGTCGTCGTAGCTGACATCCGGGATCTCGACGTCAATCGAACCCTTCATTGTCTGTGAAGCTGAAGCCAAGTTGCCCGCCCGCCTGCAATCCGCGTTCAGCCGATGGCGTCATGCCAAAATCGCTGGCAAGCGCCCGGATCTGCCGCCATGTCTCGTTAAGCTGCCCGACCTCGGGGCGGCTCTTCTGCTGCTTGCCGTTGCGGGTCTCGGTCTCATAGGTTTCGCCATTGTCGGCGATATCGACACGCAGCCGCTCATGGCGCTCGACCGTCCAGCACAGCTGCTCGAACATGAAGACGTTGGTGTCGTTCAGCCGGTTCTTGCGCGGATCGCAAAGCGACGGTGACAGCCGGTCCCAGATCACAGAGACCGTAAACGGCAGGCCTTCCGGCTTCAGCTCGCGTGCCCGCTGAAGCGCGCGGGCCTCAAAATTTGCGCCGCGTCCCTCGTCTTCGGTGAGCGGCACGACGTTTTCGGTCAAAGGCTTTCGGCCCTTCATGGATGGATACCTCTAGAAAGCAGTGGCTTTTTGCCTCCAATTCCCGCTCCCTGCGAAGAAAGGGTGGGAGCCGGTGTGCGGCAAAGAGGGCGTTTGACTTTTGACCCGCCCTCCCCCTCGGCCGATGCGCCGTCGATCATCATCTGATCATCGGTTCGCCGGGTGACGGGGATCAATCGGCCAACCATCGGCACCAGCAGCAGTGGAAAAACCTCTGTGCTCCTCGGCCTGCTTCGTTGCATCGTGGTGGGTCGCGCACAGCGACTGGAATGGCCCGCCCCAGAACTTTTGCGGATTGCCGTTGTGGCGCTCGACGTGGTCGCAGACGGTGGCCACCGTGATCTTGCCCTGCAGCCGACACATGCGGCACAGCGACTCGATGGTCAGCTGGTGCTTGCGGGTCTTGCGCCAGCGCGCCAGCCCATACCAGCCACGCCAGGCCCTTGCCTCGTCTGATCGTTGATCGCGCATAACCCTAAAACGAAAAAAGCGACCCCGAAGGATCGCCTTTTCAAGAAACTTGGGAAGATCCGGACATAGCTTGCGCACTGGCCCTGAAGCGGTCTCTCGGATGCGAGAGCGTCAGGGTGGGGGCTGACCGGTGTACCGACCTCGGGAGGATTACTCCCCGCATGCTACTGCGTGTTCAGAGGCTCACTTCAGGATCATCAGCGTGTCCGTGAACGCTTATATTCACACCGATTCGAGAATTGCAAGAGGCACGACCATCGCAACCGTGCGCCCCATCATCGAGAACTCGACCACGGCATCGCCAATCGTGCCTGTCGGTGCGGTGATCACAACTCCCTCGATCCCGCCGAACGGTCCCTCGGCAATCGTCACCTTCTGGCCCTTGCGAACGGCAATGCCCGGTCGATCGTAATCATAACCGCCCTCTGCCGCCTTCTGCCGGTAGCGCTTGATGAACTCGGCATTGATGGCAGCCGGCGCTTCCCAGCCGCCGAGAACCCCAATCACATGCTCGACGGTGTTCAAGCCCGCCATTGCGGTGGCTGACGGCACGCAGCGCACCAGCGTGTAGCCGATCAGCACCGGGATATCGGCCGGCGGGATGACACGGCCACGGCGGCGATATTCCGGCCCCTTGCGCGTCGGCACCATCGCCTCGATATCGAGCGCCTCAAGCGCTGCCTCGACCGCCTTCTCCCGTCCCGTCATCACCCGAAGGCAGATCCAGCGAGCATGCTCGGGATAGACGGCGGCAATGCGCCTTCCTGCCATCCCGAGCCAGCGCTTGTGGCCAGCTTGCCGATCAGCAATGCGCTGCAGCTTCACAAGCCCGCTCGGGGAGATCTCGCGTTTGGCGTCGTGGCTCACGTCGTTTTCCAAGGGGTTGGCCTTAAACTGGATCATCGGAAAGGCCCTCGCGAATGGCTGACAGGAAACTGGCAAGTGCTGCCTCGACGGCAACGCTCAAATCCTCGGCCTCGGCATCGACCGCGGGGAAGTAGATCCATTCCGGCGCGTGCTCGATGAACGGCCAACCGCGGGCCTCATGCAGCGCCTTCCAGGCGGCAAACACCGCACTGTCGCGGTGGATCGGATGGAAGCCTGCCACATGCGCCAGGAGTGCCAGCGAGGTGGTGAACGGCTCGCGACGGCGGGCGAGATCGCGCATGGCGTTGACCAGCGGCCAGCCATTGTCGCGCCGCTTGTCGTGCATCAGCTGCTCTCGCGAGATCATGCCCTTCACAATCCGCGTCTCGTCAAAAGCCGTGATGTGGATCGGGCCTGTCGGGTCTTTCGACAGCGTCTCAAGCCGCGTTCCCATCCAGAGCTTCCCGCAGGGCTTTGCCACGCCATGGGTCTTTTCCGGGGTGCCGAGCAGGTGTTCCGGCAGATCACGCCAGTGGCGGTTCTTGAGATAGACCGCCGCTGCCATCAGCTCCGAAGGCTTGGCAAAGCGAAGATAGGCTGGCGTGTGCTCGATGCATTCGCCGCGTTCTTCTGGCGACAAGGCGAACCAGGCATTGCGAGCAAAATCCACATCGCCCTTCCTCCACGTCGCAAACCACAGCGTGAACGCATGCTCGCTTCTCTTCCGATCAGCCCGTCGCAAAGCTCCCTCCTCCGCGACAGCGGTTGGGCCGGCATTTTGGCCGGCGGTTGGAGAGTTATTTGGAATGTTAGTTGGAAATATCTTATCTTGGTGGAGCTCCTCCACCACCTTCAGGTCGTCATTTCCCCCACCTTCGCGAACCAGTTCCACCACCTTTTCCCCGCAAGGCGGTGGAGCTCCTCCACCACCTTCAAGGGTCCGGCAGGTGTTCGAACGTGGTGGAACTCCTCCACCACCTTCATGGCCGTCACAAGGTGCCGGCTCGCCCGTGAGGTCACGACCAGGCCAGCGCGCCACATACTCGTTACGCTTCCATTTCTGGCCGCGAAAGCCGTGCTGGCCAACTTCGATCCAGCCAGCGCCTTGCGCGATTTCCAGGTGCTTCAGCACGGTTTTCTTGTCGAGGCCCGTCAGCTCCACAAGCTCGGAGATCGGCGGATAGCAGGAGCCACCCGTCGCATCCATCTTGAGGCCGAGCGTGTGCAGCACCAGCCGCGTGATCGGTGGCAGGCCCGACTTGCCGACCGCATGCCGCCATGACCAGGCACGCGAGGTTGCGCCGTGATCCGGTTCCATCACCACACGCCTCCATTCTCGGCCTGGCCGACAACAAGCGTCTCGGCCTTGCCGCGCAGATAGGAGCGCGCCGTCTCGACGCCCGACAGGATCGCCGCCGGCAGCTCGCCATCGGCCATGCGCGTGGCGTTGATGGCGGCAAACTCCACATCGAGCGCATCGACGCCACGTGCAAACTGTGCCGCCGCCAAGATCCGGCGGATGGTGCCGTAGTCACGAAACAGGATGCCTTTCGGCGCCCGCAGCAGCCAGTCAGCCCGCTCGGCATCCGTTTGGCAATCCATCAGGATTTCCAAAATAGGCGTGATATCGCTCATCGCACGATCTCCCGCTCGACCTTGCGGGCAAGCGCCCGATAGGCGTCCATCTGCTTGCTCAACTCGGCATGCGCCTGGCGTTGTGCCGCACTCGCCTGCTCGGCCGCCGCGCAGCTATCGGCATAGGCCCGGAAGGTTTTCTCCAGGTGTTCCGTCTCGCCAAGAAACTGGTCGTACAGCGGGTTGGAGCAGGCAGGGCCAAAGAACTGCTCGCGCACCTGCACCACCCAATCACGCGGCACGCCCAAATCCTTGGCAACGGCTGCATCCGTCCACGGCGCCTTGTACGCCTCGCGGCCATAGACCTCATCGAGCTTGTCGTTGATGATGCGGCGATCCTCACGGCCCAGCTCACGCGGCTTGTCGGCCATCGGCGCGGTGTTCGTCATGGCTTTTGGTCCCTTGCGTTTGGCAGGCGTCGAATGCTTGCGGCAAAAATCCATCTCCGGATCGCCGCCGACCACCCAGCCCTTGCTCTCAAAATGTTGAACCGCCCCGATGGGCGGCTGAAGGTTGACCCCGGCTGCAACCGGGAAATAGGCAAGGCCACCGCAGTGAGCGCAGGTGATGCGCATCGCCTTGGTGGCCTGATTGGTGCCGAACGGAATGGAAACTTCCGGGAAGATGCGAATGCTCATCGGCACCCCCGCTGCACCCAGGTCTCAAAATCAGCCCGCAGCTGGAGGAAGGCGCCCTGCGCCTGCCGTTGGGTGTTGAGCTGGCTTTTGCTGGTGATGCCAAGCAGCGCCTTCAGCACCGTGTCGGCATGCTCATTCGTGTGGATCACCCGGCTGGCATCCTTGCGCTCCAGGAAGCGGTGGAATTCTTGCCGTGTCAGCAGCATCGCGGCGTTTGCGGCAAAATCGCCCGCCTTCAGCTTATGCGGTGCAGGCGTCTGCGGCGCGGGGTTGCTCTGGCGCTGTAGCTCGTTGAACGCAATGACCGCACGCTGGCGAAGCGCCAGGAACAGCACGACATTCTCCAGGGCAGCGCTGATCAGTTCGATTTCGTCGGCAAGGGCGCCATCGTGGATCGTGCAGAGCTTGGCATCCTCGCCGGTCGAGCGCCTGGTCGTGATGTGGACCTCACGCGCCTCGGCCGTGATCGACCACTGGTCACGCCCGCAGCGCTCGGCAATGTCGCTGAGGCGTGCCAGGCGTGCCCGCTCCTGGTCGCGCGCCGTCTGCGCAGGCTGTGATGGAGCGACGCGGATCATCGGCCGCTCCCAACCACGCTCAGGCCAAGCCTCTGGCCGCCGCGTGCCTTCACTCCGGCAAGCGCCCGGCGCAGTTCGCCAAGCCCTGCCTCAAGTTCTGCCGCATCGCGATCCATCTTGGTCGCTTCGGCCGGCGTTACCACCATATCCGAGATGGCAACCGCCCCGCCCGAGATCAGGTCGCCGGCCTTGCGCACCATGTCGGAATAGGCCGCCACAACGCATTGCTCGACAACGCGCTCGCTCTCGGGGTCCGACAGGCGGCGGCCGTTCAGTTCCGCCATGGCAGACGTCACCACCGGCACCCCGCATTCGCTTTCCAGCGCATAGACCGCATGAAGCGGCATCAGCTCCGGGTCGGTGGCGTTGTTCATCCGGCCGATATGGCTCTTGGAAATCGACGACACCTGTGCCGCCCGCTCAATCCCGCCAACCAGCCGGATTAGATCCCGCTGTGCCGCCTTGATGCGGTGGAACCATGCGTTTGTAATCATGAGACAAAACCTTTCCCGCGCCGGGAATGACCCAGCGCTTTTCCCGTGGTGGGAAGTGACCAAAATTGTGAGATTGAAGCGGTTACGACCCCAAAGGAGGCCCGCATGGAAAATGAAAAATACCCGCGCCGGGAAAGACCAGGTCAATCGCACCGGCGCGGGTCGCAGCAGGCCGGGAGGAGTGGCCGCGCGAAGGGGGTGTTTGGGGAGCGGTCATTCGGGGAGCTCTTTCGCCCCGTAAACATCCGGCCGAAGATCGTGTCTGGAAATCCCGGTAATCCGCTCGAAATCGAGAGCGCGTGCTGCCGGCACGCGAGACCAGCGATAAAGCGACGTGTGCTTGATTCCGAGCCTGCGAGCCAAGGACACCACACCACCGGCCTGCTCGGCCCCTTTGCGAACGATTTCAATCATGGGCGCAAAGGTAGTTTAAACCTACATTTTATGTCAAGCGTCTTGGTAGGTGCATTTTGGTAGGCATTGGCTACAACAGATGCATGAAAACACTTGGGGAAAGAATCCGCTACGCGCGCAAGGCGCGAGGACTCGTGCAGCAGCAGGTGGCCACCCACCTCGGCATTGCGCGCGTGAACATCACCCAGTGGGAAGCGGATCAAACAAAACCCGAAGCCAAACGACTGCCGGAGCTTGCAACACTTCTCGGCGTAACGGAGAGCTGGCTGCTCAGCAGATCCGGGGAAGATCCGCAGCCAGCCAAGCCCGGCAAGCAGGCCGACAAACCTGTGAGCCGGATCATTCCAGGCCAACAGCTTATCAGCCCGGAAAAGATGCCCGTGTACGCCGCTGCACAAGGCGGAGACGGACACGTCATCGTTTCGTTCGACGCGGTGGATTACGTGAAACGGCCAGCAGAGCTGGAAAGCGTCCGCGGTGGCTATGGCCTACTTGTGGCAGGCGATTCGATGGTTCCGGCTTTCCGAGGAGGCGATATGGCGTTGGTGAACCCTCACCTACCCCCATCGCGCGAGAAGAACGTTATCTTATACCACACCCCGCCCCACGGCGGGGATGTTGAAGCGATCATCAAGCAACTCAACGGCTGGAATGATCGGGAATGGCACCTGCAACAATGGAACCCCTTCAGGGAGTTCACGGAGTTTCGGCAGGAATGGCCGATCTGCCATCGCGTCGTCGGACGATACGACGCCCGCTAGCCATCCAATTCCAAGAGTTCGGCCGGCACATCTCCATACTTTGCCACCACCACGGCATCATCCCAATCTCCAGTACCCGGATCTCCATCACGGGAAAACGCCACAACGCTGGCGCTGGTTTTTGCCATCCTCTCAGCCAGGGTTCTGCAGTGGTTTAGATCGCGAGCCTGCCTCGCCTGGTCAGGGATGAGCATGCCCTTGTTGCCCTGCTGGAATGTCTGAACGACAAAATACGTAGCCATAGCAATCTCCTGTTCCTGATATGTTCTCATATACCATCCATACAAAAGGAGAAGTCCAGCATTTTTTGATGTAGTTTTAACCTACCTAAATCCGTTGACATTGTAGGTAGTCACAGGCTACTTTGAGGCGCTCTCCGATACCGGCACCAGCCGAGTAATATAAATGCGGCTACTGGCGCATGGGAAATCGGCAAGGCCCATCGTCAACCGTCTAGCGCCGCGCCTCAACGCGGCCGCTGTGAGTACATGAGATATGACAGCAGTCGCCTGGATTAAAAGCGCGGACCTGAAACGAATGGCCGCCATCGCAACAGAACAGAATGTCACGGTAGAGGTGACCGAAGCCGGCCGCACAATCCGAGTGGCGCCAGCCGCATCTGCTATGCCGTCACAAAATCAACTTGCTCCGCGAGGCGGAGTACGACTTTGATGGAAACCATGCCACGCAAGCTGCCGCTCAATGTGATCAAGGAAAGAAACCGCCACGGAACGGTGGTGTTCTATTATCGCGTCGGCAAGGGCCCACGCACCAGGCTTCGTGGCGTGCCAGGTTCCGAAGAGTTTAAGGCAGCGTATCGAGATGCCATAGCCGCCGAAAAACCGGCTCGCACGAGACAGAGAGGCGACACCAGAACCTTGAAGTGGCTTTTTGGCCAGTACATGGAAAGCCGCAAATGGGCGGAGCTATCCATCTCGACGCGACGAGCGCGCGGCAATCTGTTTTTGCAGATGCTGAAGAACGCAGGCGACGCGTTCTATGCCGACATTTCAAAGAAGGACGTCGAGGCTGCACTTGAAGCCCGCTCCTCAACTCCTGGCCAAGCCAATGCCCTTCTGAAGGCTTTGCGTGGCGTGTTCGAGTGGGCCATCAAATCTGATCTTGCGGAATTCGATCCAACGCACGGCGTAGAACGGCTCACCTACAAAACGGACGGCTTCGAACCGTGGACGTCAGAAGATGTGCATCTCTTCTGCAGGACGTGGCAGATCGGCACAGCGCAGCGCTTGGCGATGGAACTGCTGCTTTGCTCAGGCCTGCGACGCTCAGACATCGTTCGCGCCGGCCGTCAGCATATGACGGGGAATGTGTTCTCTATGCGCACCCGCAAAACGGGCGCCGACATCACTGTGGAATTTCCCGATCGCCTTATGAAGGTGATTGAGGAAACGAAGACCGGCGATCTTGCCTTTGTCGTCGGAGAGAATGGCCGGCCCTTCACAGTCGAGTCTTTTGGAAACTGGTTTCGGAAACACTGCACCGCTGCAGGCGTCACCAAGAGCGCGCATGGACTGCGGAAATTATCCGCTACGCTTGCTGCAAACGCAGGCGCTTCGTCTCACGAATTGATGGCGCAGTATGGGTGGGCGACGTCTCGACAGGCCGAGGTCTACACGAAAAAAGCAGACCGAAAGAGGCTTGGAATTCGCGCTTCAAAATTGGTTGCAGAACAGATCGAGATCGAACTTTCCCCGCACCTAAATTCTAGTGCGGGAAAAAACGAAAATTCCACAACGAAAACAAAGTCGAATTCGTAA